CTTTGCAGACACCTTGGAACAAATCCTCTTCAATGAGAGAATTGTGCGATGGGTTGATTGGTTCGCTGACCCGGGGAGCACCCGGGGTACCGAAGCAGGTTATAGATCCAGAGACTAAGAAATTAAAATCTTATACTCCGACCTATAAAATGCCCGGTGCTAGTACGTGGTTAAAAAAAGAATTAATTTTTAAAACAACAAAACAAGAAAGTTCTAATCTACTTTTTGAAGCAGAAAAGGTGTTAACAAGTTCTCACGTAAAATCAACGAGGGACCTTAAGGTACTACAATCATGGTACCATAAGGAATTAAAATCATTCTATTGTGAAATGATGATGAAGCTGACTCTCGAAGGAGATAAAGCTGCAACTGAAGGGTTTCTAATCGAACATAAGAAATATAAGCTGGAGATTGATAAGTTTTTTACTTATCCGCTCGATCCTAATATTACTTGGTTCTGGTTTCATAATCCATACATAATGGAGATTTTAATGTTTGTTCAGTCGGAAATTCATGTTCTACATGATATTATTCCTGACTTTCACCGCCGCTTCAAACTAGAAGACCAAACGAAATTATTTAAAAACACACTAAAAATACATCCTGATGATTTTGTAAAATTTATAAAGTATCATAAAGATTGTCCCCTTGCCGACGTGCTAAAACAAGAATTGCCCAATAGACCCGAAGGGTTTAAAGGACACTACTTGATTTGGACAGGTAATGTGAAACAATTTTTAAAGAATATTATTAATAGAAGAGATTTACAAAAAACTTCTCCACTTTGCCTAAAATTAGGAAATAGTTTCTTACAAGCTATAAAGAGAGGGTGCAGTATTGTACCTTACTCCTTTATCATGCAAGAGATTAAATCCCATGTTAAAGCCATGATTACACCGCCAACCTATAAAAAGGAATACATTCTAATTGATTCTTTTTCTGGTAAACGTATTGATGATATTAAGAAAACTAATAAAGACTACTTAGCCGATAGAGCACTAGGAGGTTATAACGAAGTTATGATCTTAAGTGATCCTATCGCTGAAGCGTTTGGAAAGGTTTGCAATATTATTATGAAACCAGTAAATAAAGAATATAAAGTTAGAGTTCATGAACCGTCTCATAATGCCTCCTTCGAAAGAAAACGAGGTGATATTGACGATGGTGAACACGGTAGTGCGTATATGGGTATTATTAATGATTTAGGTTTGCCACGTATTTCGAAAGAAGTCGTGACTAAAGGGAGCATAGAAGTTAATCATATGTACCAAGAACCTGATATGGAAGTTGTATTAGATATTTGTAGGAAAAGACAGCCGAGCAATTATAAATTCCTTATGGAAGATTCGATTTTTAAAGAAGCACTGGGGTTAACAAATCATAGCGTGGAGATTCCTCCAGCTATGATCGGTCAAACTACAGTTGTACCTCTTTGCGAACCTCTCAAAGTTAGAATTATAACTAAAGGTGAACAATTACCCTCTTATCTAGCGAAAACATTACAAAAGACGATGAAAACCTATATTAATGGTTTTCCCTCAATGGTACTAACAACTCGACCTTTACAGATCGAAGATTTTAGAACCGTTTGGAAGCTCGAGCGTGATATTGAATCACGTCTCGGTATCGATCTTAAGTTTACTGAACATGTTTCGGGAGATTATAGGGCAGCTACTGATAAGTTAAATATTGGTTTTACGAAATTGATATTTGAAAGATTTTTAGAATGCCTTAACATCCCCCAAGCTGATCGTAACATTTATCGCTCTGTTCTTTATGAACAAGAAATACACTACAAAACAGGTACAGGTGAATTAAGAAATATGAAAGAATTTAGAAAGTATAACTTATCCGACGACTTGAACCCCGTTAAAATCGAGGAACACAGACTAGCTAAGAAGCAACATAAGATTGATTGGATTAAAGAACATGGACCTATTAAAAGTAAGGCCGATGCTGATACTATGACGAAAAATGGCCCCCAAATTGGGATGACATTTAGCGTCAAGCAACAGAACGGCCAACTTATGGGTTCTATTTTGTCTTTTCCTGTCTTATGTCTTGCTAACTTGATCTGTTACAAGTGCGCTTTAGACGAATATGTTAATATTGATAATACCGGCCCGAAACGTTATGTTAAGGTACAGGATTTACCAGTGTTGATTAATGGAGATGATATTTACTTCCGATCAAATCCCGTTTTTTACGGAATTTGGCGTAAGTACTTAGATATCGCCGGTTTTGTTCTATCGCAAGGAAAGAATTACGTTCATTCTAGCGTATTTACAATTAATTCGCAGTGTTTTCAATATATTAGTAAGACTGATAAGATCGTAGAGATCACATATTTAAATGTAGGCCTATTAATCGGACAGTCAAAGTCTGGTACAATGGGTGAAAACCTTCCAATTTGGGACTTATATAACAAAGTCTTAAAAGGGAGTTACAATAAATTGGATACTCATAAACGTTTCTTATATTTCCATAAGGACAGTATTGCTAAGGTTTCTAAATGTGGAAATTTTAACTTATTCTTACCAAGAGTTTTAGGTGGGCTCGGTTTCATTAGGCCCGACCCGGCTTTGCCGGTTCGGATTACCCGATTCCAATCCCAACTTGGAACTTATTTTCATAACAAAATAATATCGATTTACAAGAAGCCCGTTGAGGACTTTGAGTTAAGCCGATCTTGTTTAGTTGATGAACATAGTCCCAAGACCTTTGATACATTTAAGGGCAATGACCTGTTTCAATCTATAAAAATTGGAGATGATATTCCTGATGGATATACTCCTGAAAATAAAATAGAATTGGAAAAACATACATTCGTCCATACCTGGGGTAATTTAGAACCTAAAATGGCCTTTCGCTCAATTGAATCTCATGCTATTCGTGACTTCCGCCACAATAGTTCGAAATACAGGGGAGATAAATGCTATTTTGGTGCTGAAGCTGCCGTTTCCGGGAACTATCCTTACGTGGTTGTCCGTAGTGTAGTGAATGATATCAACTCTTACCAAGAAAACTTGAAAAATGTTGTTTATAAAAAAGTATTAAATAATATAGAAGAACACGGGATCTATTTGCGAGTTAAGGATATACTTAGACCTTTTGAGTCTGAGTTGGCCACGGGTGATAGTTAATACTATCACCCTGGGGCGTAATGCCTCCGGCTACCCAACAAAACAACAAGAACCCTAAATTTTCTCAAGCAGCAATGCAAAAGATTAATAATAATAATAAAAATCAGAACAAATCCCAGAACAAAGTTTCTCACAAACGTGGATATCAGACAAAACCTACTTTGACTCAAAGTCAAATGTTTTATGCTGCTCTCACATGTCCGTTTGATCCTAATGTTCTTGGGGTTCAAGTTCCTGATCCATTTCCCTATCCCACTCAAGTATTCCACGTCCACCAAACCACAGTTATTGGAAACGCTACTAATAATCCTGGCACTGGTTGTGTTGCTTTTCTTCCTAACCCATGTCTATCTTTGATAGATATTGGTCAAGCGAATATAGGTAACATAACTGCTTCGACTATTAAAACGACTCCTTTTACTCGATATGCACCTTTAGTACCCACTATTACCGGCAACGCCATCCTTGGAGCTGTTACACCAACAGCTCTCTCTGATGTTTTTGCCGATTATCGTGTCGTTAGTTGGGGTATTAAGATTTCAAATCTTATGCCTGAATTAGTTGCTACAGGACGCATAATTATTGCTCAAATTCCTCTAGGGGATACAATTCCTTCTTATCCTAATTTAGTATCGGCTTTACAACCGGTAGCTTTAGAATCGATATTTGGGATTGATCCTGCCTTTCTTGGTACATCAAACATATTAGAACTTCCAACAGGTTTTCAAATTACTGCACAAGATTTATTGCACGGTGATTTAGAATGTGGTGGGATGTATTCTTCTGCTGATTATTGGGATTTTAAGACAACTAGAGAAATTGGTAAATTAAATGTAGGTGGCTCGCCCGGTACAATATTTACTGGGGATGATGTTGCGGTTGCTACATCTGGCCTTAATTATGGAATAGGTTATAAAGATATGACTAGGTGCAGAGGAGGCTCTGCTATAGTAATTTACTTTGAAGGAATGCCCGGTAATCAAATCGAGAATTTCTTTCAAGTAGAAACTATATACCATTTAGAAGGTACACCAAACTTTTCTTCAATTAGTAATAATGCTTTAGTATCTAGTACTGCTCGTAAAATCGCTGTGGGAACTTCCCAGAACGTTGAACAAGTAATGACTAGGGCTTCGAAAGTTGAAAATGTCTTTACCTGGATTGATAAAGGGGCTGATTTCTTGAATAAGAATAAGTCCACTATCATGAAGGTAGGTGCTGCCGCTATGGCCTTTTTATAAATTAATAATTATTAATCAAATTAGGAAAATTCAGAAACAGTATATATGTAATTAATAGTACTTTAACCACGTACAACGATCTAATCGACACATCGTATTGCTAAAAGCTCTACTACAG